GTTTTCAGGATCAGTTTTTATCTAAACTAAGCTATTATGTAGTATTAAAAAAAGAGTATATAATAATAAAACTAAAAGAGTTATTAAGTATATACCCTAAGGAATCTAGTTTCTGGTTTAACTACTTCTGAAATCTATAGATAATATCCTCTATTAGTTTTCTCTGACCATGTAAGAACTTAATTAATATTTCAGAGGAATCATTTACTTGTTTGTAATCAGGACTTTCTGTTGTAAAATGTTGTAATCCTTCTTCAGAAAAGTATGATTGAATTTGTGATGATGGTCCCTGTCTTTTTATATACAGTTTACCCATTTTAACCATTTGGTATTTACCTGATTTATTTTTTACTCGTTTACCTTTACTATCTAAAACATACTTGAACATGGTAAATCCTCCCGCTGTTCCGGGTATAAATTCAAACTCATTTGGATTTGTAGTAACTTGATCCATAAAATAGTTTACCATTTGATTATGGCCTACAGAAATAGTTTTTGGTTTTTTTTCACCAAATACTTGAATTTGTGATATCATGTCAAACTCTGGGGCAATAGTGCTAGACCTAAACATTTCCACAAGTTCTTGCGTAGCCTCTGCTTTATTTTTTGGACCTTTTGAATATTTTGCTTTTAGATTATCAATAACTAACTGATGTCTAATATCTCCCATAACTAATTTAATAGATTCAATATCAGACGCTCCGTCAATAGCAGTCTTTATAGCTTGATATTTTTTTGATACTTCTTCAGATGGATTCTCCCCAAATATTGATGTTAAATCTATGCTATTTACTTGATCTACTAGTTTAGATTTTACTTTTTCTAAGTCTTTAGGTTTAATTTTATACTCAACACCAGCACCCTTTGGAGGACTTATAGTATCTAAAAGTTTATCAATACTATCAAAACTTTTGTTTAATGATTTTATTAATTGTGATGACCTTTGTGTTTTTTCTAAATAAGATGTAATCATGGTCGTGCCAAACTTAACACCATCTTTAAGGGTCATGTATGTTTTTAATCCAACTGCCACTGCTATTTTAGCATCTTGGTTTCTTAATTTTTTTCCACCTAAGTAAGATTTTTCTATAGTTTGAGATTGTAGAAGCAATGAATCTATTTGTTTTTGTGGTATCCCATCTCTAAGCAGAGACTCTCGTAAAGAATTTTCATCTTTATACAATTCAATTATGTCGGGCTTCTTTGCATTTACATTACCTTTTTCTCCGACAGTAAACGCATCTATCGGCTGTCTTCTTTCTGCATATGTTTGTGCTGTTAATTTCAATCCCGTTATTACTATGTTGTTTAACATGTTTTCGATGTCAGCTTCAGACCACCCACCACTATTAGTAACGGCATGCTTTTTTAGTTCTTCAAGATACATGTATGCTTCATCTGATATAGCTACATTTCCTACCCCATCTCTAAGTAAACTTTTTGTTACATCAGATAAGGTATCTGAAGAAAACTGGTTTTTTATATCTCTTACTTTTATAAATAATTTATCATACAATTTCTTTCTATCTTCTGCTGATGTAGTAGCTCTTAATTGAGCAAAAATAGGAATTGTAATTTCAACAACTTTTTCTGCAAATGTTCCTATTTTGTTGTTTAGCTGGCTATCTACTTTTCCTTCACCAGCAAGTAATTTTGACAGTGATCCTTTAAATGTCGGTTTGTGCTTTGCGTATTCTTCCTTTAATTCAGGGTTTGATTCCTTTTCAATTAATTGAAGATAAGTTTTTGCTAATACAGTCAGTGGGTGATTATCTTGCAATCCACCTAAAATTAAACCTCTATCACTACTTTGAGTAGGAATGATTCGAACATTTTTTCCACTATCATCAAATTGAAAATGATTTAAATATATGCGATCTGAATAATCAATTGGTTTTCCATCAGATAAATTTTTTATAGCACCAGTAAGAGCTTTTATAGATTTAGCAGCTTGTTGTCTTAAGAAAAGGTCTACAGTTTCAGGGTTCTTTTCAGAAGATGTTACTGAGAATGCTGTAGATGTATTATCTATTTTTATAAAATATGCAGGATGTCCTAGTTTGGTAAGTAGGGAGTGAGGACGGCCACCGCCTGCATCTAAACCAGTCATTAAATCAAGAATACTTCTATCACTTAAATTATGAAAAGAATCTTTTAATTGAGTTAATTGTTGTATTTCTAATTCCAACTCTTGTTTCAAGTCTTCATTATCTGTTCCTTGCGCTAATGCTTGTTTTTCTACAATAACTGATTCCCATAAATCTTTAAATTTACTTGAAGCAAAGATACTCATTGCATCTGTAGTAGCAGCATCTACGGTTTTAAATACTTCTAGATCATGCTCAGATTTAAATTTTTCCGATGCTAACGCTTCTATTTCTTGCTGTCTTCTAATTAAATATTCTTGATTTATTACTTCTGCTCGTGATGCCGCTTTTTCCGCTCCCGTCTTTCCTTGCTGTACAGGACCTTCATCCTCTTCAGGTGCAGAGACTCCTAATAAAGCATATCCAATCAAAGACTTTACTTTTTCTTGTTTCTCTGGTGGCAATGCGTCTATGGTTCCAACAGCAATTCTTGGTGCAGAAATTCCGGGAATTTTTTGATTTTTTTCTATGTGACCAAAAGAAATACCTTTTTCCCCATTCATTATTTTTACATTATTAACAGTAACAAATGGTAAAGTAGCTTGGTTACTACCGGGTGCTTTTACTGGTTCTTTTGATAAACCTGCATTACTTTTAACAGCATCTTCGTATGCTGCTATAGCATCTTCTTTAGATGCTTCTTGTTCATTTATTTTATTTGCACCGTAGTATGCTGATATTAATTCTTTTAAGTATTCCATATAATGAGAAACCCACCCAGCCTGAACTGGATGGGTTACCTTTCTGTATTTAATTATAGATCAAGTATTTGTGTTGGCGTTCTGAACAATGAAATCATAACGGAAAGTTGCTTCGATTGTATGGAACTCGTTAGTTGAGTAGTTAAACTCAGCTTGCTTCCAAGACTTAGGATACACACCGTAAAGCCGTGTGAATGACATTGGCTTACCCTTGTTATCCAACTGAACTATATCTGCAACTGTTTTAAAGTTGCCGACTACACCACCGGGGGTAACTTGTCTACCATTTTCAAACTCTCCTGTAACTGGATTGTAAATAGTTTTTATCCAGTCAAACAATAGAGAACTCATCTTAGTTTTGTACAAGTTATCAAACTGTACAGTTAGCTCTTCTGGGCTTGCTTTGCCGGGGTAGAAGACTTTATCGTTTACACGATGGACTTCTATATCTTCTACAGTGTAACCAGTCTGGCTTACTGACTTGGCAGCCAAGGTCAAAGGACGATCAACACCATTGGCAGCAGCAACGGGAACATTGTAGAATGTGATTTCCCATTGATATGCACGCACGGAATCGAGATCCTGTGACACCATAGGGAGTTTCTTTCCCTGAAGGTTACGATTCTGAGATGTAACGAATAGTGGATTATATGGCATAGTCTATACCTTTCAGCTTCCTAGCTTGGCTGATTGATTAGTAACATTGATTTCGAATACAATGATTTCTGCGGTCTTGGTTGGCTTGAGTAAAATCTTGCACCAAAGTTCGTTGCGATCCACTCTAGCGGGAGTGTTAGTTGTTTCATCGCAAACCACCTTGTACTCTGTGATACCCCGTCTTCTACGAATATCGTCAAGGAGAGGATCTACCACACCAACAATATTTTCCCATGTTATTGGGTCGTTAGGTTCAAACACAAACGATTGAGTGCTTGCGAGTAGAACTTTGCGTAGGTAGATCATTAGTCTACGAACATTGATTCTATCCAAGGCACTTGGATTACGCTGTGCTGTGCGTTGACCAAAGATTGTGATACCTCTTTGTGGGAACTCAACTACAGGGTTAATAACATTGCCACCACTGTAGAGAGAATCACGGTCCCCTTGGTTTAGTACAACATCTACATCTATTGGCTTGGTCAATCTACCTCTCTGGAATCCAGCAGGAGCGAACCAAGGATCTGCGATTGAGTCGGTGTAGCACATCTGGCGTGCGGCAAAGATGGTTGGGTCGTACCAACGGTCGATGCCATCAAAGACACTGTATACCTTTACCCAAGGCCAGAACACCGCTGCGTAGCTGCTATTGAGAGAAGCAGTTCTTGTTTCGCTTCTTCCATTTGTCCAATCTATGGCTTCTTGAACAGAATCAACTGATCCATAAGGAGGAGCAACTAGTGCAATAAAGTTTTGAGTTTGTTCGGCTAAGGTAACCAAAGCATTCTGTAGACTTTGGTTATTCATGCCGGGGGTCAAAGCTATTGAGATGTTTAAAGTATCATCGTCTAGAGCGTAGATACCTGTTTTTGGTGTTTGAGTAGGATCGCCAATTAGAGCTAGAGCGTTGGTATCATCATCTGTGCTTGTGCCGTTAGTACCACTTCTTAGTGAGTAAGTACCTTCGATTGGCTTAACGAACATTCTAGCTGTGGCTGTTCCTGTGCCACCTTGTCCCGTACCAGTAATTCCAGTAACACCTAAGTCACTCAAAGGATCAGTGAATGCTCCTATTGGGGTAGCAGTGAAGTCGGTCAAGGCTGCTCCAGAGGTCAAGTATCCAAGGATCACTTCTGATGTTGTGTTTTCTGCACCAGTGTTTATAATTTCTTCTACGAATGTATACTGGTTAACTAAATCACCCTTGAAGGTTTCTAGTGCAGCACCGTCTTCGTTTAGTTGGAAGACTACTTTTTCACCACCGAGGCTATTAATTTCAAAAGAGTTTCCGATTGTGTTGCCATCTGAATCGGTGCTCAAGTTGTAGCCAGTTCCGGGGTATAGGGTTTCTACATAGTAAGCAACGCCGTTAGCACCACTAGCGAAGGTAGTTCCTATTACAGTTAGTGCTGATGTTGCTGTGGCTGATGCTGTACCTGAGAAGTTTATGGCTTTTAGAGCAGATACTCCATTGGTGAATGCCGCATCTGAGTAAGCTGATACTGATAAAGATGCACCTGAGCCAGCCCAAGAACCAACAAGGTATCCAGTGGTTACATCTGAATCAGAGTAGAATACGCCAACTTTATCGCCGTCTAAACTTCCACCAATTATTGTCTTTAGAGCTAAGGCTTGACCACCTGATGCGGTAGTCTCTACTTGCCCTGATGGAATTGCAAACTGCTTAGTTACTAGGTACTGATTAACTCCCGTATTATCTGTTACATTCACCTTTAGATAAAGGTTAGCTGATACACCGAGTCCGCTTGCTACAAATTGAACCGCTGGGCAAGCACCGATTGGAACTAGTGCAGAAGCCTCGGCAGCAGTTTGTGTAACCCCACGGACGAAATAAACTTTATTTGTAGCTTCTAAAATTTCGATAGCTCCTTCCAAGGCTTGGCCGGGGATGGACTCACTGGGCTTACCGAAAGTGTTTATTAGCTGTTGAGGAGAAGTTATTAGGGTAGCCTCGTCTACGGGACCCTTGGAAGCAAATCCAACGATACCGACAATAGACGAATCTACCGTAGCTGCGTATTCGCTAATGTCCTTCTCTATTACATAAACGCCGGGAGATACAATATTAGCCATAAATTAAATCCTTATCTATAGTCAGAGACTTTAACCATTCTTCGTCTCTGTAAGTTTTTAATCATTTTACTTAAATAAGACGCTGGGACCACAACGCTCTGTCGTGGTTCTAAACGGTACATCTTGTTACCTTCTGGGGTGACTAGACATACCTGAAGTGCTTGTAGACATTCGTTTATTATCTGTTTCATAGCTATAAGTATTTAGTATTGGCTATAATATAATTTTAGAATAATTTTTAAGTATTATTACCATTTAACTTTAATGCGTATTGAATGTACGCTATCAACGGAGCAACATAGAATAAACCAGCAGGATTATTTTCTCCCATAGGAACAGTCCTTGCTTTATTTAAAGCGTAGACCATACATGTACGATAATCTGCTGTTGACCACGCTGGATTTAAAACATTTGATATTGTGTTATAGTTAGAATTAAACCAAGCTGATTTATTTAAAAATTCATTGGATGAAGTTAGATTAGATAAGTTATCTCCAGCAGCAATGATAGCACCTATTGCTATTGTTGAATGCCCATCCGTATTTCTTGCAAATCCAGATCTTGAAGGGAATTTGTTAAAATCACCTCCAGAGAATCCACTAGCAGTGTTACCTATAGTAAAGTTACCTTTTCCATAGATGTCAGTTCCCCTCTTCCATGCTGGATAATGCCAAGAGTTTGTGTTGCATACTAAAAACTCTGGGGGAGCAGCTATAGTTTTATTTGGATCCACAGAGCCTAGTGGATTTCCATTAATAATAAAACTAGTTAAAACATTACCATAAGCTCCGGGATTTCTTCCTAGTATACTAAGTAATGTTCCACCAGAATACTGAGACAATAATGTTGGAAGCTCAGGCATTTCAGCACAGCCAGAGAAATTATGAAATGCTGAATCTAGGAACAGTGTTCGAGCAACTGAACTACAAGCATTATTTAATCCTGATGATATTACCGAATCAAACTCTTTAACTGATTTAACTAGGCATCGGAATAAGTAAACTTGATAATGCGATTGCATTACCGTAACCCAATAAGAACTAGCACTATAAATGCCACCCTGCAAATATAAATTTGGTTGACCAGTTTGTGTTAGTGTTGGATAACTTGAGTCTGGTGCTGGCTCCCAGCTTACTTGCCCATCATTAGTACCTAAGGCATATGCTTTTCCTGAAGGATTGTATAGCCAATATCCTTTAGATGGATTAGTAGGTATAGAACTAAATGTATTTCCTGCTGCTAAAATTTGCTCTATATCTTGTGGATTTGGTGATGCTCCTGTTTGTTTGCTTAAATGAAGACCCCCAATTAACCCATTTTGCGGTATATAAGAATAATTTAAAGCACTTGCTGCATATTCAAATAATACTTGATTTTGATTTCTCCAATTGTTAGAAGCTATTTGATAATACATTGCAGGACCACCGATACCAAACGCCAAGAATCTGACATTTGAAAATTGTCCTAATGCACCATTTCCTCGACCACTTGGATTATCACGCAAAACAGAGTAAAAATTTCTTAATGAATAATTTGTAGAATATGCATTACCTCCACCAAGATTAGTGGGAATAGATAAAACTACAGAGCTTGGATATGGATTCATTAGAATTGAATAGAATCCAGCGATAGATTCAAATTCTTCTTTCCACATCTCATCATTAGTTAAAGTTGTGATAGCATGCATTAAAGGGAATACACGACTTGAGTGTTCTGGGGATGCTGGTCTATATCCAGCTATATTCGTCCCATCAAAAATAGTCGCTCCATTAAAAGGCATACTAAAATAAGAATATTTACACGCATTAACAAGGTTGTAGTTTAACAATTCTCCATAAATAATATTACCTTGAGAATTTGTTGATGGATTATCTTTTAGTTTTACAATATTGGAGAGATTAGAGTCTTCATAGGGTTCACATAGTTTTGAGTTTGATTTTTTTGATCCATAAATTTTTGGAAACAAGAACGGCTTACCATTATTTTCTATTACTCGACATCCCGGATAACCACCGTATCCCCATTCATAAATAGCTGCTGGAGTTGTGGTTGTAGATGTAAGTCCATAATGAATCATTACCTGACCAGCAGAAATAGGAACACCGGAAAAATCAAAAATACCGTAGTACCTATCTGTAATAAAATGAGATTCTGCATTTAATAATCTCAAATAATTATTACTCAAAAACATACCTTTATACAAGTGAACAAGAGCTAATCCTCCGATATCTAGATTTCTAGACCCCATAACTGTATGAGGAGTTTTTACTCTGTACATCCAGTTGTAATCTGAATTATTAACATTTGTTCCTTGATAATAAGGAGGAGTTGTAGGTGTGTATGCAGTAAAATTATGTAAATTTGTCCCTCTGGTCCCTATAGATCCATAATTACCTCCGGGGTTTGCATTAGAGGGTTCTTCATATCTGCACAAACCATACTTAGTATTTTCCTCAAAATACTTATATAAATTATCACTAATTATGTTATATCCAGCCATACCATCAACACTAGTGAATAATTTATAAGGACCACCATCAAAATAATCACCTACTTGATTTCCAAAGTGAGTATCGTTAAAACTTTTTTGCCCAACGAAATCATCATTTATCAAAGGAGCTAGATCTTTGGTAGGACCCCATTTTGGAATTGTCCACCAAGTCCTGATACGATTTGGGAAAGCAACATCACCAAACTGCCCCATCTCCTTTGCATAAGAATAAGTAACATAAGAATTATCTACTGGGAACAGTCTAAATCGCCTATGGAATTTTTTTACTTTTCCAATACCGTGAATATTAAACCCTAAAACTTTTTGTTCTGCTGTTAACGCTTGATCAGTATCGCTAGGGAAATATTCTTCTTTTCCTTGAGTTCTAATAACCCACTCAGGAATAGTTTCAAAGTTATTAACTAAACCATATCTATTAACATCTCCATAGACATTACCCCAGTCTACATTTGAGAATCTTTCTAGTTCTGAAACGGCACTAACTCCAGAAGAAACTTCAAACCACAAATCAGAGTAATAGAAATTACCTAAAACTTGATTTTGATTTTGTAGGACTGTGCCAATTCCGTTGAATGCATCCAAATCTTTGTAATCGTAGTTGCCGTTACTAATCTTAAAGTCTAATCCTACAATAGGATCATCTTTTTTTATTGTTAAATATACATGCAAGCCTAATGCGAATGGCTTTTTCTCATCTGTAGGTGATGTAGTTGCCCAAGACTGTGGAAGCATTCTGGTGTAGAATCTATACACTCTTTTGTATGGGCCGTTTTTTAAAATGCTAGAGACTGTTGCCGCTCCAGACCAAATGTTTCCTTGATATTGATATCCCGATAAATCTTTTACATAAAAGTATAGATTGTTTTGTATGTATGCTGGAATACTAAGCGTTGTTGCTGGCAAGGAATCGCTGGTGCTATATATGTCATAATATTGATATGACCCTGCCGCAGAAACTATTGTTGTTGGGAATACCACTTCTACAGTTTCTGTACCTCCAGAAGCATCTCGAACAGTTGCGTGTGTTTGTGCAACAAAACCACTAGCAGAAATAGAACTAGTTCCAGCACCAGAAACTAACCATTTGTTATGGGAACCCCAAATTGAAGCGTTGAAATCACCGGAACTCAAAGGCATAACAGTATGAATTACAGTGCTTGCTCCTAGGACTGCACCGGATGGAACTACCCAAGCAATTTGACCCAAATAATCTGATGTTGGGTCTGGAGTTCCTTTAGGAATTGATGCCTCATAATAAACTCTAGTTTGCACAGTATTATAATTTGTGCTACTAGGTTGAGCGGACACTAATAGTAATCCATTTCCAATTTCTGCGACTGAAATATTTCCTGATAGTTGCCCGTTCTGTGAATTTATTGAAAAAGATGTTCCCGTAGTTACAAGACCAAAACTCCCGCGCCTGAATGCGTTAGTCGGAGAAATAATTGGATTTAATGTTTCAATAGGTAATCCTAATTCTACTAACCACGGGTTTGCAGCAGTTGTGCCGTAAGATAATGTAGGTACAGGATCTGAACTTCCTCCATTCCCTCGTTGGGTTGTAGGAGCATCAATACCTGTTTCACCACTAGAAAGACTTTGCCAAGTTTCAAGTGATCCGAGATTAGTTACTTGAATTGTCCAAGTAAATTTTATAGAAAAATCTTTTGTCTTTTCAATCGGTACGAATTGTTTGTATGCTACAAGGACAGACTCTTTTGTACCTGTAGTGCCAACATTATCGGAAAATAAACCTACCTCTCGGACAGTTAAACCATTTGCTGTTTTTTTATCTATGTTTAAAGTAACAACTACAGACGAATCATTTTTAACAGTGACTTGACTATCAGCAATTGTTATAAAAGAATTTAGTTCTTTAGAGTATTGTAAATTTTTTGATGATATAAATTCTTCTAAAGCAACTAAAGAATAGTGCTCAGAAACTCTAAAAGGCAATCCTGTACCGTAAGCTGATTTATCTAGAGGAGAATTTAATTTAAAGAAATTATATCTAAGTTCTGAGTTAGTATCAATTTTTTGATAATCAACGACACCTGTACCTAGTTGTGCATATCTTATAGAATAAGGATTTTTAGTTTGCCGAGATCCAGACAACAACATCGAGGTTATTGTAATACCCATTCCTCGGGTAACAATATTATTATATTCCCCAACTTTCTCTACGAAATCTCCGTAGTCCTTATAAACCTCTAGTTTGCCCTGTACAGAATTTTTTAAATAACTCATGATAATTCATCCATAATTTCTATATTATAATAGAATCGTTCTATTTCCCCAGTCGAACTAAAAGTGAATTTAGGAGACGGTATGTAAGTCTCTACATTAACAGTAAAGGATCTCATTAAAATTCTATCCTCTCGGTCAGAAACTGTTAAAGTAGATTCGTCTGTTTCTTCAGCTAATGTGGCTTTTGTATTGTCCGATATTGATGTATTTAGTTCGTAGGAGGGATTAAATAGTAATTGTATTTGTTCTGTTAACTGGTCCAAGTCTGATTTATACTTAGACAATATGGTGACCTTGTATGATATATCTACTGGCTTAGGAGATAAACTTACAACTCTTCTTGCTCTTTGGATACGGTCATCCCAAATAGACTCACTTACCACTAATGGGAAATATTTTTGTCGATCTGTGGTTATTTTTGTTGATGGCTGCGATATTGATATTATTGGTAGGATTAAATTATCTTCCTGTATTTGTTTAGCTATCGAGCGTTCTGGGTTTGCGTAAATACATTTTACGGACTGAAGTTTACTTTCCCAATCTATTAATTTAAACTGGGAGAACACATGTCGCATGGATCTAAGGGTATCCTTGTATGTTAAAGATATATTACTTTCCTGATCCACGGTTTCCAGTA